AGTCTTGCCAGCCGGTACTTACTACATTGCACCGACTGCAAACGTCACTATCGAACTGAACACCAATACGACTGGTAACATCAGCAATGCTTCTTGGAGCGTTGTCGTTGCTAACAATACGGGTGGTCTGTTTATCGCTGACGGTACTAACGTCCGTGCGAATGTGTTGGCAGGTGCGCCAACTATCACCCTCTTCACTGTTGACGGTGGCGAAGGTGTAACTGGCACTTACAACACTTAAGGGGGCGACATGAATGCTAACCATGTAGGTTCGCTCTACCCTGACAGCTTTGGCAACTTTGGTGTTGCTCAAGCGGTAACAGTTGATGTGGGTTCAACAGGTAACGCTGTTGCTCAGATTTCTGTGGCGGGTGGCACTTCTTACATTGTTCGCAGGATTACTGTCGCTAACGCAAACAAGAGCATTGCTACTGCAAACGTCGTTATTCTCACCAGCAATGATGGGAATGCTTCAAATGCAGTTAGCAATGTGACTGTTCTGTCCTCTGTGACTAGCACTAGCACTTGGCAAGATATTCCTCTTGCGACGGCTGCTGCTACCACGGTGTACTCTGCCGGTTCGCTGTATGTAAAGGTGAACACGGCAGTTAGCGGCGGCACTTGCGACATTACTGTATACGGTGACATCGTAACTCTATGACAACTGTTTATGTGACCAATCGGAGTGAAAAACCTCTGATCGACGAATATGCCTTCCAGACCTACAAGTTTCCTGTGAACGAAGCGGTCGAAGTAGACATTGCAGTTGCGCGTCACTTATTTGGTTATGAGCAGGAAGATAAACTTCCAGCTATGGTGCGGATTGGGTTGTGCATATCTACCAACGACATTGAGGACGCTCTCAAGCGGTTGGAAAAATTTGAGATTACCCAAGACAAGCCGGAACAGAATCGCTTTTTATCCCCTGGCGATGACTCAGTAACTCCTCTCGTTCCGAAAGGGCGAGGGGAGCGAAAAGTCGTACAAGCCGCTTAAACATGGGTCTTAAATGGCAACGCTTAATGGCTACATTACGGAAGTCCGTAGGCTGCTGCATGATGCTAACGGGAACTTCTATTCTGACTCCGAACTGACTGATTACATCAACGGAGCGCGGGAGCGTGTTGCCAGAGATACGGGCTGTTTACGAACGCTACAAGTTTCCCAAACCCCTATAGCCCCAGTTGGGTATACGGGTACACCAGTCGCTTGGACTGCTAATACCGCAGTCGCGCTGAATGATCTGATCTTTTCTAACATCTTCACCTATATCGTTACGACGGCTGGAACGACAGGTGATGATCCACCGCCTTATCCATTACAGACCGGCGCAATCCCGCCGACTACGCCTTTTGCAAATGGTACGGCGCAGTTCACATACGCTGGCAATGTTGAGATCATTCCTTACGTTAGCTTGCCTAAAAGTCTGCTGACGCTGGATGTTTTGAACATCAACATCTATTGGGGAAATAGCCGCTACCCGTTGTCCTATTTGCCATGGACGCAATTTAATGCTCAGTTGCGGTATTGGCAGAATTACATTGGTAGACCAGCGGCATTCTCAATTTTTGGTCAAAACCAAATTTACGTTTCGCCGGTTCCTGACCAGGCTTACTTGATGGAATTGGATACAACGATCCTGCCCGTGCCGTTGGTGAATGGCGCACAGGTAGACGAAATCGTTGATCCGTACACAACACCCGTGGCGTATTACGCTGCGTACACGGCGAAGTTCAAAGAACAGTCTTATGGCGAATCTGAAATCTTTTTCCAGCAATACGTCAGCAAAGCCCGTTCTGTTCTCAACACGACATTTACTCGGCGTTTGCCTGACCCTTATAGCAATCCTTACTAACTATGGCTGCGACAGAGCAAAAGAAAAGCTATGCAGTAGTCAAGAACTTTAAGGGTGTAAACACCAAGGCTAACCGCACGGCTATCGACAAGGAAGAGTTTGCATGGTTAGAGAATGCCATGCCGATTGGTTACGGCAACCTTAAAATCCTGCCGACGTACAGCAATACAACAGTCACGTTTGGCAACGCAGTTACTACCTTACTATCCTCAAATCTAAACAACCTAGATTATGTAATCGGGTTTCAGCAGGATGGTAGGGCAGAGTATGTCAACGTAGAAACAGACACCAAAGCCAATCTTGCGGTAACTGGCACGTTCTCTAATGCTGGCATTCGTATTACCCAGTGGAAAGACAACATTGTCCTAATCGCAGACCCCAATAATGGGGTTTATTCGTGGGATGGAACTAACCTTGTATCTATTGGTTCTGTTGGATCAATAGCAATTACTAATGGTGGAAGTGGATACACCAGCACTCCAGCCGTTGTTATTTCGGCTCCAAACCAGACTGGCGGTATTCAGGCGACGGCTCAAGCAACGGTTACTGCTAATGCGGTTTCGTTTATCACGCTGACAGAAGCCGGTTCTGGTTACACCTCGCCCCCAACCATAACTATCTCAGGTGGTGGCGGCGCTAATGCCACAGCTATTGCTAGCCTAGTGACGTTTAGAAAAGGCACGGTGGCGGTCAATGTAACTAACGGCGGCACGGGTTATACCAATGCTGCCAACATTGTGGTGACGATTGCGGGTGGCGGTGGAACAAATGCTGCGGGTACAGCGATTGTTACAGGCGGTCAGATCAGCCGTGTGGTGATGACAAACCCTGGCACGAACTACACCAACAACAGCAATATCACAGTAACGATTACCGGCGGTGGAGGCTCAAATGCAACAGCCAACGCAGTCATCACTACCGAGCAAGTGTCCGGTATCCAGACCTTCTCAGGCCGCAACTGGGTGGCTCAAGGAAGGACTGTGTATTACTCTGCTGCTGGTAGTTACAGCGACTTTACAAGTGTGTCTGCTGGCGCTGTTACTCTGACCGACACGACACTCCACAGCAACATCATCCAGTTACTGTCGGCTAACAACTTTCTGTACATCTTTGGCGAGGACAGCATCAACGTCTTCTCTGATGTCAGGGTGACAAATGTTGGCACAACGATATTTACCAACACCAACGTATCTGCGTCTGTAGGTACGCGCTTGCCTTACGCCATCTTCCCGTACTTCCGTTCTGTCTTGTTTATGAACGAGTACGGTGTGTATGCGCTGGTAGGCTCGACCACTTCCAAGTTGTCAGACCCGCTAGATGGTGTGTTCCCGAACATTGACTTCTCGACAGCGCAGGTAACAGCCGGTCAGGTGTTGCTGAATAACATTCTGTGCGCGGCATTTAACATCCGCTACAACGATAACGGCACTAATCGGTATATCCAGGCCGTGTTTTTTGAGAAGAAATGGTTTTTCTCTAACCAGAGTAATGACCTAAAGCTAGTTGTGTCTGTGCAAACAAGTGGCAAGATTAAGATGTTTGGCACGAATGGCACAAACTTCCTGCGTCTGTACGACAACACATCAGGCACAGTTCCAAGCATTGTTCAAACGGCATTAGACCCGATGACTGATCCGATCAGGACGAAACAAGCCCTGAAGATTGGTATTGAGGCAACTATCACGGGTGGCGGCTTATTACAGACCACGATTGACAGTGAAACGGGTTCTAGCCCTGTTTATGATCTTGGCAACTTCGTTGTTTGGTTGAATAATCTAGGAAATGCGATTCCTTGGACGAACAATTCGAGTGCTGTGATCCAGTGGATCGGTGGTCAGGGGTATGTTTTGTACAAAACAGACGCGCAGCAGTGGGGTAAATATCTTGGGATGACCGTTACTTCCAATTCAGCAGGGATGGTATTTAACGGATTTGAATACGAACATGAATTGAGAGTGAGGTTCTAAATGCCAGTACCTAATACATTTGCCAATGTAACAACGTCGATTCCGTTATCTCAGCTTGATAACAACTTTGCTACGCCGATTACACTAGGCAATACCGCCATTCAGCTAGGCAATACGGTTACGACGCTGAACAATATGACGTTTGCGAACGTCACTATTAACAGCGGAAGCATTACCAACACGACAGTTAGCCTGGCAAACGGTTCTGTAACCAACGCAATGCTGGCAAACAGCACAGCAACTGTCGGAAATACGACAGTTACTCTAGGTTCAACCGCTACTACTCTCGGTAACGTGACGCTGACATTACCCACGATTACCAACTACACAGAAACATTATTCTCTGCGACGGGTAATACGACGGTCAACTTGTCGAACGGTACGGTGCAGTTGATTACGACTAGCGGCTCCACCACAATTACTTTGCCTTCTTCTGTATCTGGCAAGAGTTTTACCGTTATTGTGAAGTATGCAGCAGCAGACGCGCTCTCTTGGGCGGGAGGTTCTACGCTGAAATGGGCTAACGGTACGACACCGACGGCTACTAGCGTAACCAACAAGTTCGATATCTTCTCGTTCTTCCAAGATGGTACGAACACTTACGGCATCGTCAACGGGCAGAACTACTAATGTTTAGCGCATCCAAATCAGGACAATACCAAGGCTACCAGATCAGCCGTTCTGTGCGGCTGCGGTCGAGCGCGAGTGCGTATTTCAATCGGACGTTTGGCTCTCCGACAAGTCAAAACATTTGGACGTACAGCGCGTGGATAAAACGTGGTGCGCTTGCTGCGTTTGCAAACATTGGGCCGTCCACTGCCGACGCTAACAACAATCAAATACTGTTCAACAATGACGATACGTTCGGCGTTATTCTGGCAGGCACAACATTTATTAAGACAACCCAAGTCTTTCGTGATCCGAGCGCGTGGTATCACATCATTTTGAACGTAAACAGTGGCGCGTCCGGCACTAACAAGATGGCGCTGTACATAAATGGTGTGCAAGTCACGGCTTTTTCCACAGATGCAAGAAGCACGTTTTCTTCCAGTACCATTAACACTGCCATCGGTCACAACATAGGTCGATACGCAAGTAGCGCGGCAAACTACTTCGACGGCTACCTCACCGAGATCAACTTCATCGACGGTCAAGCCCTGACACCTTCGTCATTCGGTGCATACAACGCTTACGGCGTTTGGAGTCCGATGAAGTACAACGGTACTTATGGCACGAACGGCTTCTACCTGAACTTCAGCGATCCGTCTGCTGCGACTGCTGCGGCTATCGGTGCAGACAGATCAGGCAACGGCAACAACTGGACACCGAACAACATCAGCGTGACTGCTGGTGCTACGTATGACTCGATGCTGGATGTGCCGACACCGTGGCCTGATGGCGGCAATGGGCGGGGGAATTATGCGGTTCTGAATCCGCTGTATTACGGAAGACTTGGAGCAAGCAACACGTTTTCTAACGGAAATTTACAAAACGACTCCAACAGAACTGGAGGTGATAACTGGTCTGCATCGTCAATCACCTTGCCAACATCCGGCAAATGGTATTGCGAGGTTATTGCAACTGGTGGGTCTACTGTTGGCGTGGTATCGGCAAATACGCCGATGCAAAATTCTTCTCCGACAGTTGTTCGTGGTTACTATGGAATTAGTGGAGAAAAAGCAACACCATTTGCTGCATATGGAGCGACATACACAAATACGGATGTCATCGGTATTGCCGCCGACATGGATAGCGGCACTTTGACGTTTTATAAAAACGGAACTAGCCAAGGTACTGCATTTAGCGATTTAATTTCGTCTGGTGTCACTTGGTGCTTTGGCGCTTGGTATGTTGGCAACCCAACTAACACAACTATTTGGAACTTCGGACAGCGCCCCTTCAGCTACACACCACCGACCGGCTTCCGTGCGCTGAACACGCAGAACCTGCCGACACCGACGATTGCTAATGGTGCTTTGTACATGGCGGCTACGTTATATACAGGTAATGGATCAACACAGAGCATCAACAATGCCGTAAATGGCGTGTCGTTCCAGCCTGACTTAGTGTGGCTAAAAGCAAGAAGTATTGCAGAGTCGCATGAACTGCATGACGCTGTGCGTGGCGCAAGCAACTTGTTGAAATCAAACTCAACTGCCGCTGAAGTAAATGCCACCAACACTTTGACTTCGTTTAACTCAAATGGATTTAGCCTTGGGTCATCGACAGAGATCAACACAAATGCCGCAACCTACGTCGGCTGGCAATGGAAAGAAGGCGCGACGCAGGGCTTCGATATTGTGACGTATACGGGGAACAG